AAGGTGCTCAAGCATCTGCTCGAATTTTGAACGATCTGTCATTTTGTTCTCCTATAGGTAATGAGCTGTCAAGTATATTTACATATAACTGTAAAAATCAGCTGAAAATGATATGAAATTAACGAATTTTATTCCATTCTTTCATAGATTCCCAAAACTTTTTAAAATGTATACTTTTATAATTGTTGTGACCCCAATTTGTCTCGTAGAAATTTTCCACATTGACTCTAAAATAATTTATATCAGGGTTATTTTTTATAACTGTTTCTGTCTGTTTTAACCAGTTACCATTGTAAGTAGCAGGATCTGTACTTTTTTTGTAATTGAATGTGTTAGCATAAACATTATTCAACTTGCCTTTGAGACCTTCATAATCAAAACCAAAAATATAGACCTCATCTGGTCCATGACTAGTGGCTAAATTTAATGCTGTTGGGCCGCTGCTCCAACCTAAATTAGGCTCAAAGAAATTAAAATTTTCAAAATTTTTATATTTTATATTATAATTAGTCCATACTTCGTTGGACTTTTGATAGCCTACTTCATTGATCTCTTCGATCATTTTGGTATCCACAGCCACAAGATAATCTGGACTATAATCCCTGTAAACTGCATTACAGGCATAAATTAATCCATAAGGATATACTTCATTAAAATCTATATTCATTCGTGTTCGGCCATTGCCGAACACAAAGCTTCTCTTCATAAAGGCTTACGTCTACACATCCAAACAACAGATTGAAATTCATCCTGCATATAAGGAACACAGCGATTTCTATTCAATGCTTCCTCTACGTCTGCAAAAGTGATCTCACACCATAACCATTCTTTTGGTGTAATATATTGTTCGAAGTACTCTTTAGATTCGCTATAATCATGTGCCATAATAAAATCGCCGGGCTTGAGCAAATCTGCTAATAAATTAACTTCATTAATTTTATTACCACCATCACACATCAATACTGTTGTACCTGGACGTTGAATATTATTTTTAATTTCGTCGAAATTACTTTCTCTAATACTTTGATAATCGTCATTAAAGAGATTACATATTCTCATAGTAACACCAGCTTCTGCTAATTGTGCATATTGACCTAGAACATGAACATCATAACTAAAATAAGTAAACGGATAATCTAAAGCTTTTAAAATATTATTTAAGGACATGGCTGTTCCGCCTTGACCTGTACCAATTTCAACTATGGTTGCTGGCTTTACCTGTGCAAAAAACTTTTCAAAAACAGGTATAAAATTTCTATGTTGCTGGCTAATCAAGCCATGTAGACTGAGATTCCAATCCATCTTTAATCCTTTATAATTTAGGCTGCTGGTTGGGCTGGTTCAGCACCGTACATACTTTGTACAAATGTCAGATCTTCTTCCATTTCTAAAATATGTGCTTCCGAGCTCTTCCTTAAATCATTTATCTGTTTTAAAGTCAGTCTGGTTTTTCTTGTGTCACTACGCAGTAATTCCGATACATCACGGGCAGCATCGAATCTAAAATCGTTGCTGACTTTTTGTGTTTCAGGATTAAGATAGAACAATTCTCTTAGGATCATATATCTATTTATTAAACTGCGGGCGGTGCTGCCGGGGCTGTCATGCCCATACCTGTATCAATACCTGGAGGCATACCACCAGCAGCTTGTTCCATATCTTCTGGGGCACTAGTATCGCCTGTTAGTTCTAAGTCACTATCTATGCCAGCAGCACTAATACCTGTACTACGTAATTCACCGCTAGCATCTGTGCCACTTACGGAACTCATGCCTTTTTCCTGCTTCCATAAGTTTTCATTTTCTGCCATCTCTTCTTCACTTAGACCCAAGAATCTCTTCAAGGCAAAACGCTTACTAATATAAGGCACAGCCTGTATGGTATTAAATGTGTTAATTCTTTGTCCATCTACTTCAGCTTGACGATAAGCAGCAAAGTTTTGTGGAGGTTGGAATCTTATTTCAAACAAACTACTATCAATATTAGTACCTTGATAATACAAATAACGCTTGAATTCTTCATCGAATACGCTGGATATAAGACTTTGTAGTCTCATACAATAATTATTAAAACGTAATTCTTGAATATAAGCAGTACCTACTCTTCCATCGTTATACTGTGCCTGGCTGTCGTCCGCACCAGTAGGTAAGTAACTGCTAGGAATCCTAAGAGCTCTAAAAAGCTTGTTCGTAAAGTACTTAAGATCATCAATCTCTCCTAAGTTTGTGCCGCCTGCCAATGTATCAACTTTACTGCCCCTACCACCTTCAGTCTGTGGGAAGAAATAATCTTCGCTAATGCTTAATGGGTTGTAAGCACTGTCAATAACGTTCATACCGCCACCGCTTTGACTAGGAATACGACGTTGATGTATCTCATTTTTAACACGTTCAACAAAGGCCATGGCCATGTGACTAGGCATATTACCTACATCAATATAAAATATTCTACGCTCTGGAGCACGTTGTATACGATATATTAAGATAGCGTCTTCTAATAGTTCTTTTTGTTTGTATACTTTGAATACTTGCTCTAATAAACTATTACCAAAAGGAAAATTATTATCAAGACCTTCGCTCAAACTTAGATGTATAACATGGGCAGCATCAATAGCCATTTCATTTTCGCCAATATGGAATCTATCTCCATATTGTGTAGGGTATGCACCTGTAGCACCTCTAGTTAGGCCGCCACCGGCCACATAATTACTACCTCTGTTATTGGTTTGTTGTGGGCTGGTCTGAATTTGAGTTGCAACTAAATTTTGAAAATTAGGTGCTAGATCACGAACAACATATTGTTCGGGCTTTTTACCTTCACTTTCATTTACAATCACTTTGACTAATTTACTAGGATCTACATAAAACCATTTTTGTGTTTCTGGATCTCTAATAAAAAATGCATCACCATACTTGAAAGTATTACGCACCATGCGAAAAAATCTTGTGTCAAACTGTTGCAGTTTAAACCATTGTTGTAGATATTCTCTCAACACACGAATTTCCGTATTCGTAGCCTTATCTTTAAAAGTCAAATGAAAAGTAGTATTGTTTTCTTTATTTTTTTGAGTACAAAATTCTGCAAGAATATCTAATGCTGCATTGATTTCTGGATCCATGTCCATAGTATCATACTGCATATAACGTTCTATTCTATTAGGACTACCCACATAAATGTCTGGCAGGTAACTGCTATAATTGCTACGTGCAGGGCCTGCTTTACTGGCATTGCTGCTTATGGGACTAACTGTGCCAGTTTGATTATTAACTGCTACTGGAGTAAAATATCTACGCCAACTCATCAATGTGCTCCAAATAAGTTACCACTGGCTATACCTTTTGTAGCTTGAATTTGTTTTGCGGATATATCTTCAGTTTTCTTTATAAGAGTATTCATTGTAGTATTTAACAACTCTAGTTTCTTTACTACATCGTCTAGGTTTGCTTTAGCCGGAGGTGCTTCTTTAGCACCTGATGCAGATTGTGAAGGTTTAGACATATCAACAGGTGTATATTCTTCGCCGGTTTCTGGGTTAATTTTCTTACCTGGACTTGGTGTAGGCGGTTTAGGATCTTCTTTTTTAAGGGATTCGGCTTTACTTTTAACTACAGGCATTCCGCTAGCATCTATACTAATATCACTAAACTTTGTGGCTTTAGCCTTGTTAATTGACTCTGTCTGCATGTCAGCTTTAATTCTTGCTGTGGGATCTTCCTTGACGTCAGTATATTTGGGTTCACGAGGCATATTTGCCAACATATCCCCGCCCATTTTTTCTAGATCAGCTTTACTAGTTGGTAGAGCATCTTTTATGTCAGCCATAATTTTTTCTGCTGAATTATCAGCATATTTTTCATTGCGGGGCAAGTTAGCTGACATAATATCAGCCATGTTTTTTTCTGTTGTATTATCTGAATATTTTTCGTCTCGGCCCATGTTTGCCAACATATCACCGCCCATTTTTTCCTTGTCAATATCACTTGTAGGTAAAGCATTTTTAATATCAGCCATAATCTTTTCTGCTGAATTATCTTTACCATACTTGTCATCAGTTTCTTTGTTAACTGGTGTTTCACTAGTAGGTGACACATCAAAATTATCGCCTACATTTTCCATTACACCAGATAATTCCTGCTTGATATCGGAAGATACTTTTTCAGTTATTGCCACTTGTTCATTTGCTGATTTAGTAACAATACCCTTCTTTAGTTGTTCGGCTAGTGTATACGCCTCAACTTCTTGTTCTCTAAATTTCTTTTTTTCTTCTAGATCTTGAATTTCGCCTTTAGTTATTTCAATACGCTTTTTTTCTCTAGTACTTAACTCTTGTGTTTTTCCTTTTTCTTCTAATTCAGCAATTAGTTTATTTTTTTCTTCAATACTATTTTGAGTGTTTACTATTGATCTTTCAGCTGAATCTTTATAAGCAGCATTAGATTCAGAACTATAAGTCATAGCATATTTTAATGTGGTTTTACCATGCTCGTCTAAAGTTTTACCTGCTTCTGCTATTTGATCAGATAATTCTGTTTTCTTTTCTGCCATTTCTTTAACTGGCAAAGCATCTTTCATATCGTCGGCAATTTTTTTAGAATTATTTTCTACAACACCGACTAATTTTCCATTTTCAGCTATGGTTACTTGTAATCCGTTCTTTTCAGCAAATGTTTTCTGTTCAATTAATTTTTCTAATGCCTTATTTTCGTCAGCCATTTTAGTATTTGCTTTACTATTGGCTTTCATTTTTTCTTGATTTTCTTTATCTATGGCATCTATTTGTGCCTGTTCACTTTCTGTTAACGCACGACCTTCTTTTTTAGCTGTTTCCTCTATGGCATTAGCTTTGGCATCTAGAGCTTGAAGCTCTTTTAAATTTGCTTCCAGTTGTTTTTTATTTGTTTCTAATTTTGTTTTACTATCATCCAATGTTAACTTGGCTAGCTCGCCATGCATTTCTTTTTGTTTTGAATTTAAACCCATAGTGTTTAAAACAATACTATTAGCAGCATCTAATTTTTCTTGATTTGCTTTTTTTGTAATTTTTAATTCTTCGTCAGCAAATTTTTTTGTTTCTTCCACTGCTGCGGATTTGCCGCTA